AGAAGAGTCTCGCTTGCGTGCGGCAAAGGTCGCCAAAGGCGGAATCATGCGCAAAGCCAAAGGGGGCGGTGTACGTCTTGCTGATGGCGGAATGGCTCCTTCTGGCGCAGAATATCACGATGGCAACGGAAATTTTTACGATGCCGATGGCTACTTAGTGGGGTAAAGAATGGCAATTCCAACACAAGGTGGTTTGGGTCAAGCCTCCGCCGCTCAAGCAAGACCCCCCGCCGCACCAAATCAGGCTGGGAGTAAGTTTGACGCGGGCGCGGTACAAGCTGAAAACCTCGAAGAAATAACCAAGTCGCAACCGACTGGGTTAAAAGAAACGATTGTTGACGACCTTGGAGAGCAACGCGAGAAGATGAACGAAACTCTTCAGCGACTCCGAGAGGGTTTGGACGCACGCAAGAGCAGGTTGTTTGACCCTGTCTTGATGCAGACCGCCGCAGGCTTCTTAAAACCCACCAAGACGGGTTCTTTTGGCGAGTCCTTGGGGTATGCCGCAGAGAACGCAGGTTCAGCCGCAGAGCGCGAATTGCTTCACCAGCGAGAGAATCAGAAGCTGGAGATGGAACTTGCCACAAAAGAGCAAGAGTTTCGCCAACAGTTGGGTGGCGACCAGTTAATCAGCACATTGCTCGGTGGCGCACAGCCTAGCACTGCACCTGCACCTGCTGGTGGTGCTGTGGCTACACCAACTGGGGGGCTGAGAGTCCCCGGCACTGCTTCGCCCGTCGACGTTGCTACCGCGCCAAAGTCTGAGCAGGTGTTGATTGCCGCTCGTCAGGGACGCATTCCAATCACTGATGAAGTGTTGTTGTTGGCAAGTCGCGTTGCGCCAAAAATGCTTCCAACTTTGACAGAAATTCGCAAGGCTCAAGAGGGTGAAGAGAAGAACCGCATTGAACGCGAGAAGTTGGGCATTGAACAAGAGAAATTGCAACAGTCAACAACTAAAGTCACCCCTCGCGGAACTCGCACTGAGCGAGACATGACCTACGCACAGCGAAAAGAGTACGACGCGGCTCTCAAGCAATACTTCTCTGATGGAGACGAGCAAAAGCTACTTTCTTTTTACGACAGTAAAGGTTGGCTTGACCCTGAGCAAGTGCGTGGTCGCAAAATTCCTAAAGCTGGGGAAACGTCAGAACCAATTCCTCGCTCTAAATCTCAAACTGAAATTGAAGCGGAAAAAGAAACTGCAACTAAGACTGCGGCTGGTCGCGCTGAAGCCGCTGAAAAAATGGCTTCACGTCTGGGCTTGCAAGCTGAGGCGGCGTTTGAGAACAGCAACATTGCCAATGACATGATTGGGTATGCCAAGAACAATCCGTTGGTGTTTGACATTATGAACCGCCCCGGTCTTGCTAACGCTGTTGCACGCGCTGTGCAAGAGGGCGTGAATGTTGGAAACTTCAACATCAACCTTCCTGCCAGCACTATCAAGCAGTACGAACTTGGCGGCAACGACTTGACTGCGTTGCAGATGTTCATGCAGAAGAGCGCACAGTTGCAATCGCGTGGTCGTCAGTTGAATAGGACACCGGGCGAAGGCTCCACCTCTGACTACGAAACCAAACTGTTGGGTGGCATCTATGCGTTGCCGTCTGACAGCCAACGCGCCATCATTCTAAAGTCTGACGCCCTCAAGATGCAAGGTATGTTTGACGAGGAACGCTTCAAACTGTGGAACCAAAAAAGCAAGCAGTCTGGGTACACCTATAACGACTTCCTTGTTGACGATGACTACAAAGCAATCAAAGCGGATTACCGCAAGTTGCTTGACCGCGTGCGTGAAGAAAACTTGGACTTGTTGTCTCCAAAGAAAAAAGAGAAAACACCAGCGGCTTCCGCACCTCCCGCTCCTTCGGCTCCACCTAAGCCTGCAACGGCTCCCAGCGCTCCACCTAAGCCAGTGACGCCTACTCCAATTCCTACGGAAGAGCCTCCAAAGAACGAAACGTACTCTCAGCGCTTAGAGCGTTTGAAAAAAGAACGTGAAGCAAAAGGAAAAACAAATGGATGACGCAAAACTGATGAAGTTGTCTCCAGCCCAGTTCAGCATGGTGGAGAAGATTGCTAAGGAGGCGGAGCGTCAAGGCGTCAACCCTGCTTTGGCGATTGCTATTGCAGAAGCTGAAACTGGTGGGAAGTTTACTCACTATGGCAAGGACGGCGTTTTGACCTCGCCTGCTGGAGCAAAGGGCGTCATGCAAATCATGCCTAACACGGCAGAGTTGTACAACAAAAAATACAAACTTGACATCAATCCTGATGACGAGGATAGCAACATCAAGGGTGGCGTTGCCATTCTCAAAGACTTGTTGACCACATACAAAAGCCCACGCAATGCGGTAGCGCTGTATAACGCCAGCCCAAGAGCGGTGGCAACTTTTATGAAGTCGTACGAGGCAGACCCAGACAAAGCTATCATGTCTTTGCCTCAAGAGACTCACAACTATTCTTTGCGCGTGTCTAAGAATTTTAATCTTGATGACGACAAAGAGACGGGCTTAATTCCAGTCAGCGGGGAGGAGGCTTCAAAAGACGAAAGCCCTTTTGCAAATTACGAATCAGAGTCTTCAAAGTTCAAGCGTGAGCAAGAAGAGGCGGCAAAAAACAAAAAACCAGAAGCAAACCCAGAAGACCAGCAAGGTGGACTCACTGCCCCTGACATTGGCGCTGGTGCTGGAGCAATAACCAATTTGTTGTTTCCGCCCATGACTAAACCAGAAATGGCGGTAAAAGTCGACACTGGAAAAGCAAAAGAGGCAAACCTTACCGCTCAAGATAAGTTGGAGTTGGCTCGTCTTAATTTGGAGAGCGCCGTTCCACAAGGCACGGAAAACCTTGAGGATGCCTTTAGGCAAAGTCAAAGTGAACTTGAGCGTCTCAAAAACGAACAGCGTCTGGCTCAAGAGCGGTTGAGGGGATTGCCTAGAACTGCACCTGTAGTTGAGACGCCTGCGCCATCGTCGCCTTTTCCGCAAGTGACTCGTGAGGGTCGGGCAAGTGGCCCAAAAATCGAAGGCGACTCAGGCACAAGAAATTGGATGATTCAAGAAGCTGGTCAACAGCATCAGTTGCCTGAAGCCATTCTTGATGTAGCCACAGGAAAATCAAAAGACAGCCCAACAGGTGGCAAGGCTTTGATTGACCAAGACCTTGCAAACTTAGAAAAAATCAAACAACTTGGCGCTGGCGACTTTGGCTTGGTAACCACTGAGGGTGGCGTGCAACTGCAACTGCCCCCAACTACAGTAGCGGAGCGTCAAGCTGACATAGACCGTCAAACGAAAGAAAGCCAAGCTGAGTTAGAGCGTCAAGCTGAATCGCAACGCATTCAACAAGAGACGCAAGCCCGTCGATTGGAGATTGAGCGAATGGTTCACGAGGCTGAGTTGGAGCGTTTGCGTCAAGAGCGTGCGCGAGTTGGTCAGCGACACAACATTATTGCTGGGCAGACTAAAGCGGTGGCTCCCCTTCAAAAAGCGCTTACCAAAGCTGAGACAGACGCAGAGGTTGCTCGTCGAAAACTGGCGCGTGCGCAAGAACAACCAAACGCCGCAGGGCGCGTTCTCCAAAACGTAGGTGCAGGCTCCGCCAAGATGGGCGCGTTGCCACGGGTTGGGGTTGGTGCTGGCGCTGGTTACCTTGGCGTGATGAGTTACCAAGAAGCCTTGGCGCGGTTCAAAGCTGGCGATACCAGCGAAGGCGTTTTAAAGGCTCTGGAGGCTGGCGCGGCGGCGGCGGCTGTGCTACCCCCAGCGGGCAAAACAATGTCCAAGGTGCGAGGCACTGGCGTGCTTGGCGGGCTTGGTCTAGGTACATATGAATTGGGCAGACGTCTGTTGAAAGACCGTCCGCCCGAAGAGTGATTTAAGGAGCAGTTGCCGCTCTCCTTCTTTGCCCCCCTTAATTGGGGGGCTTTTTTTATGCTGGTCGTTGGTTGTCCAAAGCCTCGCCAACTGCGCGGTTCATGTCTTTGACAATCTCCACGCAACGTGCGTGTTCTTTGCGTGCGTACTCCACAGCCACATACAACTCAATGTTGTGCGCAAACTGCATGATGTCTACCTCATCCGCCATGAGTGGGTCTTTGCGGGGGCGGTCGCTTTGGAAGAAGATTTGTTTGACTGTTTCTTCGCTTAACATTTTCATTCATTATTTGTGAGAGTTTTTGATTTGCCAAAATTGCAGGAGGTGCAGGAACATCTCCCAGCCACGGTCAAGGTCTTCTGCGCTCCACTCGCGCACCACGACAAGGTCAGGTACGTTGCGAGACACAAAGACATTGGCGGCGCGTGCTTGAGGGATGCCTAAACCAACTCGGTAAGCCGAGAGTTGCATGAGGTGTTCATCGTATCCATCAACCTTTGCGGGGTCGGTGAACTCTTTGGTTTTGATGTCAATGACGACGTTTGTGGAGCCAGCGCAAAATAAGTCGCACTTACCGCCAAAACCGAGGTCATGTGCGAACGAGCGCTCAGAGACCCACCGTTGTTGACCAAAGTGTTTGGTGATTGCGAGGTCGCAG